TATTTATTAAAATTATAAAGTTTTTAGGTCGTCAACAATTAAAGCTAGCTGTTCTACTTGATCCCTACTCATTTCATTAACCTTCTTGCCTTTCCCTAAAAACTTATCAATAATCTGAGTAATTCTTGGAGCGTAATATGTTGCCATCTTTTCTTCATCTGCGCTATATTGGTCTATAAGCGATTTAAATGTATTCATAAGTTCATCAAAATCAAGATGTGAACTTGTGTCTTTATAAGCATTTTCTCTTTCATCGGTATATAATTCATTACCATCTTCCTGAGCCTGCTTATCAATTGCTTCCGCGATGGCATTTACAAGATTATCATAAGTAAACTCTATATAATCTGGAGTATACTTAAAGCGGGAACCCGCCTCATATCTCTGTGTACCACGCATAAATAATATAGTTTTATTATTTCCGTTTTCATCAGTTACTGCTCTTGAATAACCAATAATATCTGCCATTCTTGCTACTATATTATTTGCTCTTTTATCAAGAGTAGGAACAATTTTATTATATTCCTGACCTGATTCATCTTTGAAAGTTTTATCTGTTGAGTGAGAAATGAGTACAATACCATATCCCATCTGAACTATACTTCTAAGTTTTTCATCAAATTCCGCACTAACTAATGTATATCCTTTACCATATGGTATGTCAGCTATTGTATTAGCTCCATTAGCTTGACATATATACTTTTCGCAATATGAATATGCAATATCACTAGTATCTATAATAATTGTTTCAAATCTTTCTTTTACTTTATCATCTTTAAGCTGCTTACATACTTTAAGAAATTCAGCCCATGAATTGATTGGTTGTGCCATAACTCCTGCAAGAGCATTATAACCTTTTTCAAATGCAAGTAAAAGTGAATTTGGAAACTTACTTGCTATTGTTGTTTTACCACTTTTTGGCTCGCCAAAGAAAAATACCGAATACCCTCTTAAATCTCGACTAACCTTATGAGGTTCAAGTCCTAATAAATCTATATCCATTAAAGTTTACCTCCTTAATTAAGTTTCAGCGGGATTCAAGTTAAAACTTGAATCCACCTGACTTAACTGCTGCGGAAGCTGCCTGAGCTGCAGGACTTGCGTTAGATGCAGCGGCATTACCCTGAGAAGCTCTCCATTCGTCACTTCTCTTCTTTGTTTCAGCAAGATAAACTTCTCTATCCTGAAGAGCCTTTTCAAACTCTTTAGCTGTAATAGTAGCATCTGTATCAAATTCGTAAGGAACTGGGTTTGCACCAGTAATAAGGAATTCTCTACTTCTACGAGTTACTGTATCAACTGTAGCTTCTCCGAAAGCTGATTCTGTTACCTTTTCAATCTTCTTAAAAGTATTAACAATCTTGCCCCATACCTTTGTGAAAATAGGATGCTCTGGAGATGCATCAAGGTCTACAAAATACTTAATAGCTGATTCATTTCTTGCAACAAGTGTGATTGGAAGAACTGCATTTCTAAAATCAAATGCATATCCCTTAATCTCTGCATATGAATCGCCATCTTCAGGAACTACTTCATTAACGCTACCAATAATAACATCTACTGTAAACTTACTTCTTCCAACATCTCCCTCTGGATGAAGTGTAGTTTCTGGAACGATACTAACAAATCCACCCTCATTTCTAGGATTTGATACTGGAACTTCCTGTCCCTGTGGGAAGAAATCATTAACAGAATATGAAGGATTAGCCTTAATAACTGTAGCTGCTTCATATCCATCATTAATAACTGTCTTTCCGCTATCAATTATCTGCTTAAGAGCTGTATAAGTAGCGTTTGACTTACCTGAGCTATAAACAGGTGTTACATAAGTATAATGAACCTGAACAATATTTTCAAGTGAAGCATCTGTTGCAATATCTACAGTACCGTTAATATAATGAGTACCAGGCTGCTTAGAATTTTCACCAGTTACCTTTTCTGCTAAATCAAACTGATAAATCTTACCTTCAATATTCATTGTGTTTTCGTTTTTGTCTCTCATTTTTATTTTCTCCTTAAATTTTACTTATAATATAATTATAACATAAATTTTTTATTTTGTCAACTTTCTGCTTTTTCTGGCTGAAAGTTAATACCTTTATCAGTAATTTTATATGCTGCGGGATTACCTGCCTGCTTTTCAACGAAACCATCTTCAACGAGCTTGCGCATAGTACCTGATACACTTTTACCAGATATATCAAGTCTTTCACCAAGCGCCTTAGCTGTAATCCAATCATTAACTTCTTTTAAACCTACAAGAATATTATATCCTTTATCTGTTATTTCTTTGCGACCTGAAGTTTTACCCTTCTTATAATCTTCAAAAAAATCAAGAGCTTCTTGTGGGATATTATCTTCAAACGTATACTTTGCAAATAAACTTTCTACTGTTTCAATAAAAATATTTTTTCTTTCATCTGTCATAATTATTTTACCTCTTTTTATTTTCTTATATAATAATTATAACAAATTTTTTTAAAAAATGCAATTAATAAGGATAAAATATTAATTCGTCTGCATAAGGGAGGGTGTGAACCCAATCAATAAACTGCGCCCACTCTGATAACTTATGCCCTCTGCGCTGCCGCACAATAGAATAAAGATTTTCATAATTCATAGTAACTGTACGAGTTTGAAGATAGCTTTCCGGAAGAATACGGATTAATTCTTTCCAATATCTTTTATCTTTTGTTTCTATATATCTTTGACGGAGTGTTTCACATATATCAATTATATAATCCCATAATTCATCTGTAAAATCATCAGGACTATAAGGTTCTCTGTCAAATACTTTTACTCGTTCAAAATCATTCATTTCAAAGTCTTCTATTGTAATTGGCTTTGAAGCAAGTTTATGCATTGTACTTGTGCTATTTGCGGTTGTACCTATTTTATAAGTATCGAATTCCTTCCACCAATACATAGGTGCAGTTATATCAACAGACACCATGATTTGACGCATAAATTTACGATGTTCAGAACCGCCCGCAATAAGTCTTTGAAGAAGGTCTAAATCATTTTCACCGAGGACAGTATCATAAGTATTCTCGTAAAATTCACTATCCATTTTACCCCAACTATTCATTGGATTACGGGCACCACGCACCGCGTGATAAAAACCCCATACATCAGTTTCTAAAAAATTCATTATATGAACTCCTCCAATATTTCATCGCAAACACCATTCTCTATTGCTTCTTCTGCAAAGAACCAATAATCATCTCTTGAAATCTTCTCATACTTTTCTTCATCAATATCAGTAAGTTCAAGTAGATAATTTTTCATTTTTTCAATTAATTTTTCATAAAAGCCAGCATAGTTTTTAAATTTACCCGCATCCATATTCCCAGGACTAGTTGAACCTTCGTGGAAAAGGAAGCTACTTGATTTATATGCAAATCTCTTATGACCTGCTATAAATGACAATAATCCTCCACTATATGCTGCACCAATATTGATTGTATAAACTGGAGTTTTAGACATTCTTATTGAGTCTGCTATAGTAAGTGCGCCAACTAGACTACCGCCGCAAGAGTCAATATAAATTTTAATAGGAATACGATATTCAACTGCAATTTGTTCCTTATTATCAACATCATTCCAAAAACGAATTAAATGGCAAATCGCATCGGCTACTACGTCATCTATATCATTTAATATCATTGTCCTATTAATGAAGTCCCATCTTTCAGATACTTCTTCTATACTTTTTAACTCACCCGTATTATTAAAACATTCAGTTATTAAATCCATTGGAGTTATTTGAGTTATTTTTCTATTATCCATAAAAGCCATATTATTTTACTCCTTTGTTACCATTATATCCAAAAGTATCTGCTTGATACAAATCTATAAAATATCTTTCCTTTTCATTAAGTTCTAAAGTATCACACTCTTCTATTAATTCAAAAGTAAAGTTGTCTAATCCATATTCTTGAATTGCTTTATATAATTTATTACCTGGTGGTGTATCAATACCAAGTCCACATTTACAGTGTTCACACCAACGCTTATAAACATCTACCGCCTGCCCAATATAACATTCATCAGTAATTTGATTTGTTATTTTATAAATTCCTGTTTTTGTTTTAGCTTGTAAAATAAGCGGAAACTGCTTTTTTGCAAGTGGCTGCCAATACGTTTGCCATATAAGCATACAGATAATACGAGGTTTATTTAATTCTCGTTTTACAATTTCAAGTTTGCGGGAATCAGCTAAATCTGATTCCGAAGGTATAAGTCTATAATCATCTTTATTATCTTTTATTTCTTGCTCTTTTAGTAAAGCTTCATGGGCGGCCGCCCGTGTCGCTTTTAGCTTGTCTAAGTCACTTTGAGTCGCGAGTAATTCATCGTTTAAGGCGGATACCCGCACATCAAAATCATTTTCTAATTCAGTATATTTATTTTCAAGTGCGTTCCAATAATTATCAAACGCATTATTACTAATTGCTTGATTTTGTTCTATTGTATTTTGTAAAATGATTCTATTACTATTTATTTTATTTTCTAATTCATTATTAATATTTTGGTTTTCTTGAAATTGATTTCTTTGTAATTCTATATTATATGATAAATTATTATACTCTTCTTGGATTTTAGCTCTTTCTATTTTTAATGTATTATTATATTCTTCAATACCTTTGTCTATGCTTTTCTTTTGTGATAATTTATAAATAAGAAAACCGCATATTATAACGAGTATAATTAATGTAATTATCATAAAAGTTCTCCTATATAGAGATAAAGGGTTGGTATAATACCAACCCTATTTATCAATATAATTCGTATAATGACTACTGAATTACTGATTCTTAGCCATTATCTTAGCCTGAGCGATTGCAAGCTCTTCAGCTTCAATTGACTCTACTGTTGACTCACGTCCCTTATCTGTAAGCTTGATGAACTTAGCTTCCTTTGTTAATTCAACTCCCTCATCATTAGTTACAGTAACATAACCAGGAACTCTCTCTACATAGTCCTTATTTGCCTTATTCTTGCCTGTTCCAATAAGTGCTGATGTAATAATACCGTTAACTGACTTAACCTCAAGTCCAGTTGCTGCAGCGATGTCGGATGCTGTAATATCCTCTGCTTCATGTGCCTTAATGTAATTAAATACTGTCTTTGTGTTTTCCTTCATTGTTTTTTTCTCCTTAGAAAATTATATTTTTATTTTAATAAGATATTGCTTTATTACAACATCTTTATTATATTTATATTATACTAAAAATTTTTAAAAATTTCAACTCTGTTTTACATATGTCTCGTTTATATAAGCATCTATTAATAGTAGTTCTGACATAGTGCAAGTTGATGCAATTTTTTCTATCGCTTGCTGCGCGGTAGCTTTTACATCTTCATCTTTTGCAAGTGTAGCAAGTATTTCAAGTTTCCAGATTTCATCTGCTTTTGTTCTAATATTTTTCTTTATTTTTCTACGTTGTTCTCTATTCATTTAGCATCTCCACTAATTCTACTTCTGTTATTATAGGTATATTTAATTCTTTTGCTTTTTTGTTTTTTTGCGGAAGTGCTATTTATATCATTATTAATTAAATAGTTAGTTTTAGAAGAAACACTACTTAATACTTTTCCGCCTGCTTTTTCAATTACTTCAATAAGCCTTTGTCTATTTTCAAAGATTTGAAGTTTTCCTGTTATTACAAAATTTATATTATTAAGTTTAACAGTTTTGTCCTTATGTTCTTCAGGCTTAAAAGTAATATATTCTACGATTTTATCTGCTTCTTCATAGTCAAAGTCATGTAATGCACGATTCATTTCATAACCAAATCCATCCCATTCTGTAAAATCGAAGTCTTCGTAGATTAAATCCCTAAAATCTCTCCATGTTTCTACTTTTTCACAAATCTGTTTAGCTACTCTAGTTCCAATTAATGGAATACCAAGACCAGATATAAAAGCTGATAAAGGTGCTTCCGCAAGAGAATCATCTATACTTTTTAATATTTTACTTACAGATACAAAGCTAAATCCAGGTTTATTCATCCATTCTTCGCCATGTTTTTTAAGTTTAGGAATATCTGATATATCGTTTACCCATCCCCAATCTGTAAGTTTTTCAAGAGTTTTTTCTGAAAGTCCTTTAATATCAAGACCTTTTTTACCACAGAAATGGTCAAGTCTCTGAATTAATTTACCTGCACATTGAGGATTATCACATCTTAATTCTTCAACACCTGTTTCAGATTTCCATATATCACAAATACTTCCGCAAGCTGGACATACAAAATATCCATCTATACCGTTACGGTCACAGGTTGCACCACCCGCCGCAACTATCTCTCCATAATCTCTTTTATCTGCCCATGTAATTTGTGGAATTATCATGTTCATTTTTGCAACCTTAATACGTTCACCGTAATATGGGTCACGTCCAAGAGTATCATACATAACACTCATATTATGAAGACTTGCTCTTGATACAGTAGTACCATCTATATCAATAGGTTCAAATACTGCAACTGGAGTTAATACACCGTTACGAGAAACATCATATGTTATAGTCTTTAATCTCGTTTCATACTCATCATCATAAAATTTATAGGCAAGCCCGCCCTTGAAGTGATGGTCTGTACGTCCCGCCGCATCATAGTCTTTAAGTTTATTATATTTAAATACAATTCCGTCTATTGGATACTGTAATCTTGCACATCTTTCTTTAATTATTTCAATACTAGATTCTATATCGTAAGTAAAATCACTGTTTGAATTATTTGCACATATAATAAAAGGTACTATTTTAAAATTTAATCTACTTAAAAACTGTAAATCATCTGAAAGCCAACCTATCTCTCTATGCATTTTTTCTTTTTTAGGATTCCTAACATCCCATGCTACAAATGTTAATTTTCTATTAAAACACTCACCATTATCAAGAAGTCTAATACTACCTGCTGCATAATTACGAGGATTTTTATAACCAGCTTCCGCGCTAATTATTTCAAATGTTTTATAGTCACAAATTATCTCTCCATCAACAACAAGATAATTTGGGTCATCAATTCTTTTAGGAATTGATGGAATAACAAGAGCATTATGAGTTATATCTTCACCAACTTCACCATTACCTCTTGTTTCTGCGCGAACCAGCTTCCCGCCTTCATATGTTAAAGAACAAGTTAAACCATCCATCTTAGCCATAGCTATACAACAAAATTCTCCCATAAATGATTCAACTTCTTCTATATCTTTTGTTTTTGCAAGTGATAACATTGGATGATTATGCTTAACTTTTTTAAGTTCACTTACTTCTTCAAAATGAATAACTTGAGTAGGCGAATCTGGTTGAATACGATTTGGATTATAAAATTCAAACCTCTGAATTTCAAAGTATAGGTTATCCCATTCTTTATCGGAAACCACAGGATGACCTTCATCATATGCTTTTGTCCATTCATTAAGACGTTTTATATATTCAATATAATCTTCATAGGTTATCATATATTATCACCTCAAT